TTAACGATTCAGGCAGTGAATCTGAGGAGCCGCTGGTACGGTGGCTCCAGCGGCTCCAGGGGGGGGGAATACTAAAACCCCCCCTTTATTACAGCCCAAGAAGAGGAAGAAGAGCAGGGTGAACGCTGCTAAGTATTGGTGTTTCACCATCAACAACTTCACTCTCGAGATCGAGGGGCTGATTGCGGAGACCTCGGCAGTCAAGTGCCCTATAATCTTCTATTCAGAAGAGAAGGGCGCCTCGGGTACGCCGCACCTCCAGGGGTACCTGGAGTTCACGAAGAAGGACCGGCCGCTGCCGCAGTTCAAGGCCTGGAAGGCGCACTGGGAGGGCGCCAAGGGTTCTCGGGCCGAGAACGTCGAGTATACGACCAAGGAGAATCCGTGGAAGTATTCCCGGGGCGTGGAAGCCCCGTACAAGGTCACCATACCTGGAGGTATGAAGCCGTGGCAGCAGAAGCTGTGTGACATGCTTGACACAGAGCCGCATGACCGTAAGATTTATTGGCTATGGGAGGCGAGTGGTCGTTCTGGCAAGACTACCCTCTGCAAGTGGATATGCCAAAACAAGCCCCATGCTGTTTGTGTGGACGGCAAGGCCGGTGACATGAAGTATATGTGCATCGCATACCATGAGACGCATGGAGTGTATCCCAAGATAATATTGGTGGATATTCCGCGCTCCTTCAATCTGAAATACCTGTCTCACCAGGGCCTGGAGCAGGTCAAGAATATGTTCTTTATGAGCACGAAATACAAATGCGAGCAGGTATGCCATCGGCCGCCGCATATGATATGCTTTGCTAATGAGAGCCCGATGAGCGCGGAGATGAGCGCCGACCGGTGGGTCGTGGAGGAAGTGCCGAGCCTTACGGCGGCAGAGTGTGAGATGTAGCCCGTGCGACATCTAAGGCAGCAGATCGAGGCCGATGTGCTTGCCGTGCGACCACAGGACGTGGTACACGATCTTGATGAGGACGTCGACGAAGCCCGGGTTGTCCTGGACGTTCTGGCCCCAGGCGTAGATGTTGAAGTAAGCGCTCAGGGTCGGGTCCGCCCCGACCGCAGTGTCGCCGAAGTCGTCGCGGCGCTCGCCCGCCGCCGGAGTGAAGCGAGAGAGTTTGTAGCTGCGCTTGAGACCGCAGGTGTTCGTTGTGGTGTTCGAGCCAGGCATAGAGCGCCACACGGTGGTGCCGTGCTCCATCATGGCGAGGTGGGTTGTGTACATGGTGGACGACGAGGAGAGATCGATGCCCACGATGCAGTTCGAGCCGGTGCCCGCGGCGAGGTGGTTCCCAATTGTGAAGCGACACGAGATCGTGGAACCCACAACCTTGTAGTTGCTGTACTGGGCCGCAAGCTGGTCATGCAGGTAGGGCTGGTGCCCAGCGCCCGTCTTGTCCGGGTCGAAGACCGAGTTCGCGCGGTACTGATAGGTCGCGGACGAGCCCGCGCCCGGGTTGAGGCGGATGGTGTCGCAGAACGAATGGTTCGCGAGCATACGCTGAGGAAGGCCCGTGTTGCGACGAGGGTTGAGCGTACGCGTGAGCGGGTAGCGGAGACGGCGGCGGACAGGGAGGCGGCGGCCCTTGCGATAGCGGCCACGAGTGGTGCGGCGCTTGCGGCGGCGCGGCGTCTTGAAGCGGCCCATCGTAGCGCCGTAGAGATAAGTTTTAACATGTTAACAATTGTTAGACTCTAACAATGGCTCCAGAGTGGTGCCAGGGGCTCCAGCCCGTGCGACACGAGTAAATACGCATAAAATGGAGTTGAGGGGTTCGAGAACCGTATTTACGTCCGTCGCGCTACGCGCTAGTCCGGCTGCGCCTCTGTAAGTGACCGCGCCTAGCCCGGAGGAATCTCATGTCGGAGAGCGACAGCGAAGTCGAGAGAGAGATCGCGGAGGTGCTGGACCTCTTTAACGATTCAGGCAGTGAATCTGAGGAGCCGCTGGTACGGTGGCTCCAGCGGCTCCAGGGGGGGGGAATACTAAAACCCCCCCTTTATTA